ATAGCTTTCTCCTATACATTTATTTATAAAAATAATACTCTCACGCTGTCGAAACCTGGCCATCCCCATTAGTAAGTATATTAGTCTGAGCTTGCAATCTCGGTAACCCGCGGAAGGTGTGTCTAGAATTACTCCGCATATATTGATTAAGTGGCACTAATATACTTACTGGTGGAGATGGGGAGAATCGAACTCCCGTCCAACATGTATTACTTTAGAGCTTCTACAACAATTTTATTCTAATACAATTTATTATAATAGATTAGTCACTGTTACACAACTAATATTCTGTTTTTTTCTTACCAATGTTATATTTACTCACCAACTCCCAATCGTTGCGTTCTTTAAAAGCAATAATCTTGATTTGGTGTAATTGTCCTATGTTATCTTTCATAATGTTTGGATTAACTATCTTGACCAAACCCCAATCTTCCAATAACTTAGCAATAGCATTGCGTCTTTGGATATCATTTTCATCTAGACTAGATGGTTTACCATCCAAAGCAAATAGCTCTTTGAAATGTGTAATGTAGTATTTACCTTGTTTGTGGAGTATATGACAAGACTGATATAATACTTTATCCGTTCTAGACGCAACACCAATTCGAGATAAAGTCTCTCGCACTTTTAAAAAATCGTCTTGTTCTTTGAGGGTAACCTCAACAAAACTTGCAATATCAATCATCTTAATCCTTTAATCCACCTATATCGGTTTGTTTTTTTAATTGTTGGATTTGTTCTTCACTGAGTAATCGGAGTGATTCTCTAGCTTTAGTATCTGAGTAGCCATAGTAGGCTTTGACACATTCTATATCTTCAACTTTATCCGATTTATCCCACTTGTGAAAAGGTCTTTTCATGGACCTTACAGTATTTATAAGATAGAGATATTGTAACTTCTTATCTAACCAAGGACGTTCATTCATTTCACTAGCAAAACCAACACAATCTAAATGCTGTGATAGTGCTTTATTGGTGAGAAATGGACTGTAATCTTTTTCTGACGCGATATCAATCATGAGATTTTTTTTACTTATCAAAATCTCATTTACATAATCAAAAACTTTAGGCATTCTATTCTCCAGAGGTTGAAAAAGACATCAGTTCCTCTATTTCTTTTTTAGTTAATGGTCTAACTCTAGTGACTGCAGGATCATTTAATCTAATACCATACATGTATCTTTTACCACTAGAAGTGTATTTGTCTTTTTTTGGTTCATATTGAAATGGTGTAAATGTTTTAGGATCAACTTTCAGTATCCATCCAGAACCTTTATATGCGTAAAATTTATGTGGAACCGTGACAAAATATAACTCATCAACCATCCTACATTTTTTAAGTTGACCAGTTCTAATTGAAACGCATCTTAGTTCAATATAGGGTGTCTGAGTTTTTACTTCAATAGTTTTACCGTTAACTAGAATTGTTTGTGAGTCTGCATCACCATCTTCGTCAGCTTCCACAACTTTTCTAACTTTTTCATAAACTATCATATCTTTAGTGCTGTCGTATAAATCGATGGCATCTTCTACATATGTGTTGTCTTTTGAAGAAAACATGTTACGAATGATTTTCTCGCCAACTTGACCAAGCTGAGAAATCTTAATATCTCGTTTAAGTTTTTTAATCTCTTCTATTTCATCCATGAAGAATCTTCCTCTACGTATAAGTTTGGATTAGTTCTTTTATAATTAATATCATTAAAAGCTGTGTTAAGTTTTATGGCAATTTCTTCGGTAATATCAGATAGTTTAACACTAATATCTTGACCAGCATAATATTCTACTGCTCTCACGGTAATACCGTAAAACTCTTCACCAAAAGCTTCTAGATATCTTTCTCCACCGATATGTCTTTCATCACTTCGCAATGTTTTTCTAACAGCACCACAAAATTTACCTAAACGTTCACGAGTTGAATTGCCTGAATATCCAACATAAAGCGGAACATTGTTACGATAGATACAATGAATACCATTATCTGGTAATTTAATGTTATTTGGAATTAAAGATACGCCTTTACCTGAACTATCGTAATTGGGTTCAAAAGCTACGTTTTGTGCATTATTTAACCCACTAATAATTTCTTCAGCGTAATCAGAAGCAATTTTTACTTCATTTCCCCATAGGTCTTTTATCATATAGATTCCTTCAATCTTAATACTGCATTTGCACAAAATCTTGACTTATTACCTTTGGCATTTAACAATGGCTTTAATCGATAAATTAATTCTTCTTCGACATTTTCAACAGTTATTTTTTGCGGTAAACTATTAAAATCAAAATCAACAGTCTTTATAGAGATATTATCAAAATTATTATAAATTTTATGATACTTTTCTCCAGCAGGATGACGCTCATCAAATCTATCGGTTCTTCTAGCGGCAGCAAAAAACCGACTTATTCTAGTTTGAATATATCCTGTCGACATGCCAACATAGATTAACTTGTCGTCTTTATATATCAAATAAAGTCCTTTTTTGTTAATTTTACCGCTTTTAGTAAAACCATATCTACTTTCTATATTAGGTTTAATATACACATATGCAGAATTGTTTAATTCTTCCAAAAGAGGAACTACTACGTCTTCCTCTGTGTTATATAAGCTTCCCCACAAATCTTTTTTCATTTGAATTTACTCTCCACCATAATATACGATAGTAATGCTAGGTCATTGAGTTGTCCATCAGAAACAAAAGCTCTCTTATATTGATAGTCTGCTAATGTTATGATTAAGGCTGGCACATAACTCGGGTCTACGACATCATACAATGTATCGAATAACTTTCGATATAAGCTAGCGGATTCGTAATCGTTATTAGCTACCCAACGCTTAAGACCACCGAAATCTTTATCTTTTATATATTCGATAACTTGTTTAATATTCTCATCAGACACATTTGAAAGAATATTAGTGTCTATCTTACCAAACTTAGAGAATCTTTGCAACTCATTGAGCACACGTCTGAAATCTGGAAAATGTTTTTTAATCACTTCAGCAACAACAGAATCAACAGAATCTACATTTTCTTGCTGTAATATAGATTTGATACGTTTGAAAAAAGCACCAGCCATTGCATTCTTTTCTTCTTTGTTCAAACGAAAGTCGATAACTGCACATCTTGAATGTATAGGTTCGATAATCTTTTCTTTGAAGTTACATGTGAATATAAATGTGCAATTACTGGAAAACTCTTCAATGAAGTTTCGAAATGCTGCCTGTGCATTATCTGTTAGATAATCAGCTTCATCAATAATGATAACTTTTCTTCCACCAGATAAGCTAACGGTCGAAGCATAGTCGACTACGGTATTTCTAACCATATCAACACCGTTGTTACTCGAACCATTGATTGTTATGTAGTCACAACCGACTTCTTCACATAGCGCTTTGGCAACGGTTGTTTTACCGACACCAGCACTACCTGTAAGCATTAAGTTGGGGATATTTTTAGACGAGACATATTCTCGAAATGGTATTTTCAGTCGTTCTGGAAGTATACAATCTTCAACTTTTTTGGGACGATATGCTTCTACCCACAAGAACTGACTCTCATTCTTATCAATCATACTTACTCCATTATATAAAAAAAGACATCGCACCACATATTGTAGTGATATGGTGCGATGTTCAAAGTCTAGATAAACTAGACAGACGCACTATAAAGAACTATTAAATCTACCAACCAAATCAAGATAATTTTCGATAGAATGATATTCTACTCCCGTAACAGTTAAAATTCTACTGTTATATTTAATTAAGTCGTTTGCCTGAATTTCAATAATGGCAACTACGTGGTTGGGGTTGATAGCAACTGAGAACTCTTTATCTCCATTAAAACATTGAACATAAACTAACATTATTGAGCCTTTTGAAATTTAGAACCAGGTTCTGTTGTTATCCAATACTCAACATCAATATCTGTATTTTTCCAATGTGACACACCCTTAGAAGAGATGTTGATATCATAATTACCGGGAATAATTTTTAATGATTCTATTTTAAAGTGGATATTGTAAATATCACCAGAACTCTTATCTAATTTTAGATTGTTTGCATGACTTTTATTGCCAGCAGCATCGAACGCAGAAATGAATACATCATTACCATCTGAATACACGCCTAGATGTGGTGTTGATAAAACAGAGGCTGTTTTGAATAACCATTCTAAATCATCTTTAGACACCTTTATATGAATCTCTGCTTCTGGAAATTTAATGTCCGTTTCTGGTGGAACAACAATCATTGACTTTTGAGCAAATCGATAAGATAGTTTTGCTCGACCCTGTTTACTTGACATCAAGACGTGCTCTTCATCAAAACTAAATTCTGCTGTATCTAGTAATGTTAATACAGATAAGAAGTTATTTAGGTCATAAATAGCAAATTCATTTGTGAATTCATCTTCGATAGTAGCTGTAGCCAATACGTTTTTGTGTGGTGATACTGTCTTTAATACTTTACCCTGTTTAAATAACATACCCTGGTTAATAGTAGAAAAGTTTTTAATAATATCAATAGTTTTTGCGGATAACTTCATTATAAACTCCAATTTAATTGTGAAAACATAGTATATATCACTATTTTAGTTTGTGCAACATCTCTTCAATTTTATTTCCTAAATCTTGAAGAGTTCCATCATTGTTGATTGTGTAATTAAAATCACAACCTATCCAATCCCATTCAGATGAGTGTATATCAGGAAACTTCTGTTCCATCAACTCATGTTCATCTTCTAACAACCAGTGCTTTTCTATATCTGTCGAATTCTGTATGAGTGCTGTGTTATACCAAACAGGCTCTTCACCTCTGATAACTCGAACTACGATACCACCGTTTTTTTGAATATAGTCTATCTCATTTTTAAATCTAACATCGGTAACAACAACGTCTTTACCTCTTGCTCGATTCAACAATGAAATTACCCAGATATCTTTATGAAAAACATTTCTACCCGCTTCTGTGCCCATTAGTTGTAAAGCGAGTCTAGGTGTGAACTGCTTTTGAAACTGTTCTGACCAATAAGCATCTGGTTCTTCTCTCCACTTGCGAGATACTTCCGTATCTCCTTCAAGTAGATTTCTTGGCCAACCAAACATTACGGATACGGCATCTTTCAGAGGTTTAGCGAAACTGTCTTTGATAAATCCTTTACTTTCAAGGATATCGCCAACAGTTCCTTTACCTGAACCTATGAAACCAACAATACCGATTAACATTATAACTTACCAATATACTCAGCAATTTTAGGCATATTACCAGTAAATGCATAGGAACCAACGTGCTGTGTTTTCATCCATGGACATAAATGAATCTGACCTTTCATTTTACGCCACATTTGACAGAACATATAATCTTCACTTAGATATCTATCTGAACCACCGCCTGTGATAGACTCTTTAGTATCAATGACAGTATCAAAGAAAGCATGAATGTATCGAGTACCATCGAAGTTAGCTTGCCCTACATGGTCGGGTTTATAATGAATCATAGGATATTCTATTTTCATTTGCTCAAATACATCTCTTTTAATCATCATGAAACCTGTGCCAATCTCCATAACTTCGAGTGGCTCATTGACAGTGAACTTTTGAGTGCCGTGAACAACGTTAAAGACATACTCACCCACTAACTGCTCGAGTTCATTCGCTGGCATATCAGGATTCTGACGAGCCGCCTGAGCAATATTATTCCAATTGATTGCTTTTTTAGGATACGGACCACCAATAACATCTTTATCTAATGCTAGTAGGGCAATTACGTCTTGGGGGTTATAGTGAATGTCTGAATCGATGAATAGCATATGAGTGCAGTCTGACCTC